ATCTCCTCCTTGCTTTTCTTGGTGAAGACGAAACATCCCAATGTGATGGTGCTGTAGCCCTGCCACAGCAGCCATTTCGCTAACTTGCTTTCATAAAAAACTTTCATATACTCTTTCAGTTTTTAAATACACACCAATAGGTTATATCTCCATCGGCATATCTAAATCCGATTAATTCATAATACCCGTAAGCATCTTCTATATTATAACTTGATACAATATTCAACATATCGCCATTGGGCGCAATCTTCACATTGGTAGATGCAGTAGTTAAAGTTACGGAAAGGGGAACCCTTGTTACTATTGGAAACATCATCTTCATCTCCCTACAAGTACCAACTTCCAATTCCGGAAGAGGCCCTAAATTCTTTGGGTAAAGGATTATAGTGCCATTGGGTGACTCATTGTCTGAATTTGTACACACCTTTAGGTTCATTGTCCTTGCGGTAATGCTTCCTTCGACTTCTGCTTCTTTACTGATAAACTTACCGCTTTCCAGCACCCGGAACGGAGCGTCGTCAGGCTCGTGCGCTCCAGCCCAGATACGCACCTTGCTACCAGCAATGGAACCGGACAGCCCGGCCGTTACCGTACCGTCATCCTTCTTAATAAGCAGCTGGTTGCCCTGCATGAAGTCAATGCTCGCGTTCTTCGCAATAATGAGAGACGTGTAGATAGGACCTACACCGCTTAACTTGGTCCATGTGGACGATGACACTCCCGGCTTGTTGCTTTCCGAGCTTGTATGGGTAGTGTTGCATTTGTAGACATCCCATCCGTCGATTGCGGCATTGTTTCTTATCATGGCAATATCCACATAACGGGTGCCGCTTGTCAGAGCTTCGTCGTTGCGGTAAGTCACGCCCACAGCCCATTCGGAATGCCGGGTGATGCAGCCTTGGATACCCTGCTCTCCTTTTTCCCCAGGCTTGCCATCAGCACCAGGTTTCCCGTCAACACCAGGTTTTCCGTCTTCACCCTTTGAAGCAAGTAAATCATACTCCGCGGAATTCATCTCACCGGAAAGTATGTACCCGTATGTCTTGCCACCGTCCTGGGTCTGCTTGATTCGCTGACCGGAACTTGTTGTAACAGTCCACAGTGGTGGATTGGTGGTCTCCTTCTTGGCTATGTATGAAGAGCCGCCCATGGTAACTACACCCTGCTTCGGCACGATAAGCCCGGTATACCATCTGCCCATGGCTGTTATGCTCTCGCCCTTATCGCCTTTGATTTTAATTGGCGTGCCCCATGTCCCATCACTCGCGGATGAAGCAACCTTCTGCGACATCCATATAGCTCCACTTGTAGCATTCGTATGCCAGCCTCCGGTAGTACCGTTTCCCGTAGGAACAGAAGGCTGGGAAGTGCTGTCATTGTAAGTTATGAACACGCTCAATCCGTTCGAACCGGCTGCACCGTCAGCACCGTCCGAGCCGTCAACGACCATCAACGACCATGCTGTCCCGTTCCATATGTATACACGACCGTTATTGGTGTCCCTATATGCCCAGTTGATTTGAGGATTGGAAGGTGGAGACTGCAGGTCGCCTTTCCATACGATGCTCAGTCCGTCCTTTCCGTTCTTTCCGTCAATTCCGTCAATGGTCATTTGATACCACTGGCCGTCTTGATATACATACGACTTCTTGTCGGTCGTATTCTTGTACGCCCAACCGTTCTGAGGAGAGGAAGGGGCAGACGAGAAATCACCTTTCCATACAATACTCGTACCAGCCACACCTTCTGCGCCATCAATGCCATCAAATCCATATTTAGCCCAGAGGGCAGGTGTGCTGAAGTTACTCCATATGCCGTTTCTCTTCTTCCTCTCGCTTATCCATTCAAAAGGCAGGGATTCGGAAACGCCAATGGGGTCATCATGCCAGCCGGAAGGGATATAATCGTCCGTCTGTGAGGTCGCCGGAGTGGAAGGGCGGCTTTCCGTCGTGGTATGGATAAACACTCTTTCGTAATCGGTACCGTCGCTTCCGTCCTTTCCGCTCTGGACAAGCAGGTCGTATTCCTCCGTATTTGATTCACCGGACAGAATATAACCGTAAGTCCTTCCTCCGTCCTGCGTCTGGGTAATGCGCCTGCCGTCATTTGTCGTAGTGGTCCACAACGGTGGGTTGGCGGTCTCCTTCTTCGCGCAGAAGGTGCTTCCTCCCATCGTGACGATTCCCAGTTTGGGCACGATAAGCCCCGTATACCATCTGCCGAGCGAAGACACGCTCTGTCCGTCTTCCCCCTTAAATTTTGACCATGTATAGTCAGAAGGATTGTTACTTTCTGTAGCAGTCTCCTTGTTGACGGCTATACCGATATATTTAGTCGTGTCTTTAGGCTGTTGGTACATGCCCGTTCCGTCCGCATTGTCCGAATAGGCAACCCATGTGTAATAAGTCTTTCCGTCGGCACCGGCGGCACCCGGTATACCGTCTTCTCCCTTTATATCGCTCCATGTATAATCGGAGGGATTGTTACTTTCCGTAGCGGTCTCTTTGTTGTAGGCGAAACCTATATACGCTTTTCCGGTAGGATTGTTGCTTATACCACCACCTTGCGCGTTGTCGGCATATTTTATCCAGGTGTATAGAGTTTTCCCGTCAGCTCCGGCAGGACCGGGAACACCTTGAGGGCCTTGGGCACCGTCCTTACCGTCCACCACAAGAGGTATCGTCTCCACATCGACCTCCTTCCCGTCCACGTAGAATACGAACTTGATGCTCTTCTGGAAGCTTGATACCGGTACCCCGGCATTGTTCCCGATTGAGACTTCGGCTCCACCGTCAAGGGAGTATTTAAGTTCGCCCGTCCCGGTCTCGGCCGTGCCTCCGGAAACCGAAGACTTCAACCGTGTACACGATACGGAAGTTACATTGAGATTACCATTGGCATCCTTTATCACGGCAGACACGCTCGGGACAAGCCGGTACAGAACGGCATCGGCGCCACCCTTGACACCTGCCAGGGTAAACGTGAGCTGCCCGGTGTAGGTTTTGCCATTGTAGGTGGCGGTCAACGCGACGGGTATCGGGTTCCTGCCGTCCAGAGCCACGCCCTGCTTGACACTGAAAGTTATCTCTCCGGTGGAAACGTCGTGCGTCTCGGTGACGTTGGCAGGGAGCGTGCATGTTATGCCGGTGAGGGCCATCTTCTTGCTGCCGTAGCTCATCCATACAACTGTGCTTATCGACGTGTCCTGATAAACCTTGCCGTCATTGGTAAGGGCGACGTTATCCATCTCGTTTGTGAGGTCTGCGAACACTGCCGATTCTCCGGGGTCGCCCTTGTCACCCTTGGAGGCAATCTTCTGCCAGTCATTGTTCGTGCCCGGCTCGGCTGACGAACCGTTCTTGTTCATGCAGGCCCATGTGCTTCCGTCATGGGTCACGCTGTCGTAGTAGTCATACTTTCTGCCGGATTCCCAAGCGCCCTCATAGCTCAAGTCCTTGGCTGGGGTGCCGTTTGGCTTCAAGCGTTCTATCGTGCCGGAGATGTACACATTCTTGCCGTAGAACGAATAACCGGAGAAGTCCATGCCGCCTATGGAAAGGCCACTAAGGTCACCGGTCTGCATCATGACGTTAACCTCGGGGTCTATCACCCAAGTGTTGACGTGAGCCAGACGGCGTGTATAGTAACGGTTTTCGTAGGTGATAGCCTGGCGGCCCTCGTCGGTGAAGTTACCGTATGCGAAGAAGTTCATGCCCGGCATCGGATGAACGGACGTACCCACCTGAAGCTCATACTCGAACTTCATGATTCCTGCCTCGTTCTCCAGTATATTGGTCGGAGTAAAGTAGGATGTGGCGAAACCGGAATACTCTATGAAACCGTTCGCGCCAATCGTATCCTTGTCGGTGTTACTTCCACCTATGTTATGGAATACGCCACGGCATATGTCACTCACATGAAGCGTACCGTATTGGCCTTCCAGAAGGTCAAGAGTGGCGATGCGGTTCTCGGTATCTACAGTCTTGATTGTTCCGTAGGCGAACGTATTGGCTTTGTCACCCGATATAACGTCTATGCAGTTGAAGGTTATTTTTGGAGTTATCATCTCCTCACGGAATACAGCCTTGTCTGTCTCGATGACAACCTTCCCGTTCTCGTCCAGATAGATGTAGCCGCCGCTTCCTCCGATAATACCGGAAACGAAGTTCTTGCTTATCTGAATTCCCTTCTCCGCAGTCAGCTTGTCGCCAACTTCCAGCTTGAAGGGGGTGCGGTCGTTGGTATCCTTGCGGATAAATCTTCTTGCCGCTTTTGCAAACCAATCATTATTGTTATTCGCACCGCCCAATGTACTTCCTATAATATCCCCGGCTATCTCTGAAATCGTACTTCTCAATGCAGAGACATTAGCGGATAGCTTGTCTGTAAGTTCAACGGATATGTCATACAAGCAATTCTTGTCAGATTTACAAGTATATGAATTGACATACATAAAATACTCTTTGTTATTGTATTTTATGTATATGCGAGCGTTTTCATTCAATATGTCCCATAAATCAGTATTATCGGCAAGGAATATGCGTGAGAAGTTTACGGAGAACGTGAATTTCTCATCGTTGTTCTCTGACATATACTTTATCAGCGCTTCTTCTAGCCTCTTTTCCGCTGCAAGAACAAGCGGTTTAGGCATCTTTATGCCCGTAATCACAAACTTGTCACCGATAGAAGGCTTATAGTTGTTTGTGGCGTTAGGCATGACTACACCGAAAGAAGTATTGTCCTTCTTAACAGCTATCCAAACCTCATTTGTAGAAGTGTTTTGTTGGCTTTCTACATATTGGGATGTTTGCGAAGTAACCTTCTGTTCAAAGTCTCCTGCCGGTAAGTTCCCAGCAGAATCCACCAACACTGGATTGAAAGCCCTGCCCGGCTCATTGTCCTTATAGGTAACTCCTATCTCAAACTCGCAAGCGGCACAATTCCCCGTAGTCATGTTGATTACGGCAGTCCCACCTTCCAAGCCTTGCTCAAACAGGTTGAATCCGTAATCTCCGTTATAGATATGCAGCTTTATATAGAAATAGGAATGAACATACTCGTCCGAACCATTAAACACGTTGTTTCCAGTACCTGTACCAAGTTCGTCACTATCATTGGCATCAAAAGCAATATCTGCTATTTCTCCGAACAACTTACCGGAAGAGTTTGTTACCCCTTCTATAGTCGGTTTTATGTCGCTAAAATCGACCTTTATTTCCTTTACTTTCTTTGAAGAATATATATTCTTAAACGAATAGTAATCATTCGTACCGGGAATTTTATATTTGTTATTAAGCGCATTGTAGAATCTCTCCGCTCCCCCACTCTCTCTATAAATGGAAGGCATAAGGTTTTGGCTACGCTCAATAGTTTCTGTCTCATCATCATTCGGATAGTAGAAAGGAATATTGTCAGAGCTACCGACACCCGTAACTCTATTTACTATCTTGTAATTTGCGTTTGTCTTTTTGATTGATACAAGCCCTTTCCTATACTCGAAGGGAGTGGAAATGACATTCTCTGTATATCCAATGTGGCATACTTTCCCTACAAAGTAATAAGGCAGTTCATATATGGTATATATGGACTGCAACGCTTCTGCAAGGTACACGTTATCAAGCGAAACAAGTTTGGAATCGGAAGTAATATCATCATCCATGACTACCGAATATCCTATACCCGATTTTGTCATTGAGGCGTTAAGCCGTCCGACAAACTCGTTTATGTCTCCCATGAACTTCACTGAAGTTGAATTGGAATGATATGTATCTGCTCCGGTAGTCACCACGTCCATGAAATACACGTTCTCCAGCACGATACGTTCTGAAACGAACTGGAGTTCATGCTTATACATTACACTCTTGTTGTCCTTTGAAGATGTAGGGGTTTGGTCTACATAGTATTTCTCACCTCTGAACTCCACAAATTCCTCTCCACTCCACAAATCATCCAAGCAAGAAGGATAATTTAATGTAGCCGTAAGCGTTGGAGTACCTGCCATACGTTGTGCCGAATAAGTGTATTCTCCCAATTTGGCAGGCATATCGGAATTAGGGAACATTACCTTGTTCCCTTGCTCGTCGAGTTTATATATGTACAGGCTCTTCTTCTCCATTATTCGACAACATCAATCTGTTCTTCAATTTTTTCTACAGATGCATTTGCGGCATTCTCTTCTTCAATCCTCTTAGCTTCATCTGGTGTTGATTCAGTGTTCTTCTCAATAGCGGTCTTAGTTGAAAGTATTCCGGCTTGTTTCATTGAAATAAGCATATTGTTATATTCAGTAGCGCTAAACGGTTGCCAAATTTTGAATTTGCAGCTTATACGAAGCTTTGCAAATTCAGTTATCGCATTCGTGTTCTCTCCTTTCTTTACAAGTTCTTTTGCAAGTCCTTCCTTGAACAACCGCATCATCTTATCAGCGAAATTCTGCCATTCGATAACCCCTTGCTGAGCATTTTTCAAGTCCAAGTCACGGGTAAGCGTGATAGCAAGTCCGCTTATATCTCCGCTTGACTTGACATCTTTCGGCAAAAGGAATGTGCATGAAGAATTAATCTGAATCTTCTCAAACAAATCTTCCAAGGAATTAAGCATACCTTCCGGGCTTGGCGGTGCCTTAAATTCAGCACTACCATTCCCGTCCATGGACTTGTCTTGAAGGATTATATTTCCGGCAAGTTTCTTTGTCGTTTCGGATAAATTCCCTCGTATGTACAGGATTCCCCAACCATTACGTTTCTGAATGACAAAGAATATGTTGTATATAATCTCGTATATCTCAATAAGGCTTTGCGCTTTGTCCCACGCCACATTTCCACGCTTCGTACACAAAGGAATCTCACTGAACCCGTGCACTACTGGAGTTTCCCTTATCCATCCATCTTCTCCGGCGTTTTCTCCCGAATTGCGCATACGGTACATATACTTGTCATCGTAGCAGTCTATGTACTCCACACCGTTACTATCAGCATAGTAAACGCTTTCAAGAAGTCTGTCTCCGTTTTCGTCATTGTGTGATATTATAACATATCCGTCCTCATAACTCAACAAACGGCATTTTACTCTATTTTTATAGTCATAGTAGAAAAGTAATCCTGAATCCCCGGAAGCAAGCTGTGAACGCACTGCCTTTGTACGCCAACCGTCCATATTCCTATCGACCCAATACTCTTTGATAGTGGAATAGTTTTCTTTGTCTTTTTCAGAAGGATTGCCACCTCTCAAAGACAATACGCAAGGATTGCCACATAAGTAGATTACATGGCTCGCCAATATCTGCTCTTGCAACGCTAAAGAGGTACGTTGGAATTTTATTTCTTGATAACCTCCATTTTCCAGTTTCACACAAATGCTCGGAAGGTTATTGTCAAACAGAACGTCATGGCTCATAGGGTCAAGCTCTTTCAAGAACTTTTCCTGTGTGATAATATTCTTGCTCACTTTAGGCAACCTTGCCGTCCGTGTTTCCGTAACGGTTGCGGATTGCCCTTCGGAAGCATCATTGACAGAAGATGTATCACTACCCCTAAAGAACGGCTTCTTCTGCAAAAGAGCATCTACGTTCTGTAATAAATATAGTTTTTTCTCTTCCCGTGTCATTTGTCTGCGTCAATTAGGTTGTAATACTTCATACAGGCCTCCTTGCTCGGCATAGCTGAACATTCTCTCGAAGTCCACTTACAGATAATATCGTGCTTCTGAGGAACGACTATGATTCTTCTCTGTCCTTCTTCTTCTTCGATGTTGAACTTGTCGTTCAGCTTCACACGTGCATCCAACACGACCTTGCTTGCTTTGATAAAAGTGTCTGAATCTCCACTTGCTTTCGAATCGTCGGCAATCTGTTTCATCTCCAATATTTCTTTTAGCAATGCTTCCCGGTTCTCGTCTTTGGATATGGTAATCGCAGCACCTATGCCGAAAGGTTTCAACTTCTCTGCAAGCATGGATAGTACCTTGTTTGATGGTTTGTCGTCTTCCTGATAAGCCACCTTTGCGGCAAGAGCTTTATCTACGAAAGAATCGCACATCACCAGATAGGCAACGTCCCTTACCCTTGCTTCAATCCCTTCCGTTTTAAGGGAATTGATAATGTCCTTTATGTCATTGTAACTTATCATATCCTAATACCATAAATGTTCATCGTAAATACTTCCTTCCGTAACCAAACCTTTAGTCTGTTTCGACTCCTCAACGCTATTGTAATACCCAGCCTGCACCTCATTACCATATTCGATGTTTGCACAAGGCAACATCCGCATTGCACACGGGTCTAACAAGTCCATTGACCGACCTTTCCCAAGCATTTGGTTCATTTTCTTCTTGTTCCAAAGCCGTTTCTTTCCGCTCTGCATATCATCGAACCGCACAACGGAGCATTCTTCCATAAACTCATTCTCAACCGTTACTTTGTACTTCAAGTTTTGGTGCGTGTAAGTCTGCACGGCAAGTTTATCGTCAAATGTCAAGTTACCAGCTTCTATCATCTTGCATAATCGGATATAGCACATATCCTTTACAGTCATTGCGGTAAGCTGATAAAGGCCGAAAGGCTTATTGAGTGATATGTAAGGTACGGCATCCGGTATGTAGTCGTTGAAGTAACGTCCGGCGGTAGCGTCAAAAATGATATGGCTCTCTGCCGTGTCATGCTCAAACGCGAATGTCTTTACCGCCATAGCGTTCTCTCTCGGAGTTGACTTGCTGAGTATGAGTATGTCGTATGCGTGAAATCCGTCCCATGCAAGGGCTACAAGGTTGTCAGTACCGTAGTCTGCCAAGTCAACGGTTATCCATTTGTCACCGTTTACAGCCGGGTTGTTGTTGAATACTCCTTGTGCGGAATTGGACGGGATAGGTATCTTTTCGTCTGAATCAGGGTCAGCATTATAATTTACGCCAATAAGTCCAGCGGCTGAACGAGTACCAGAAGCTGCAACTGAACCAACATATCCTGCATTGCCTCCCATAAGAGCTTCATTTTCATCAACTGTGCCCTCGTATAGGGTAAACGATTTGATAAAGTCTTGATATTTCGCTTTACCTTTCAAGTCTTTAATCAAACTATCTATTTGTATCTTACATTTGGCGTAAACCTCTTCTTTTGAATCGCCCCAAACAGTATCATCAACAGTAGAACCTGCAACGAAAAAGAAACGTACCTTCCCTATCCTGTCAGGAATACCCTTCCCATCAACTCCTACATACCAATCTATAAACCTTCTCGTCCAATGTGTCCGTTTAGGGTTGAATGTAGCACGGAATTTCCCTGTAAATGTTTTGCTTTTACCACGATTACGGGATTGAATATAAGTAAACACTTCCCATGGCATTTCTGTAAGCTCGTCAATAGCGATTGCGTCATATTGCCATCCTTTCGCGCGCTCCCTCATTCTGTCTATATTCGTTGGGTCTATATAAGTAAGGTCGCAATACGCTCCGCTTGAAAATGATATTCTCGGAGTATCGGCTTCTTTAACTTTTACATATTCTCCGAATATATCTTTAAACGTATCGACAAATCCCCCTCCTGCTTTTTGATTTCCAAGACTTCTACGACTTATCAAACATCTAAAATCAGGGTCAAGCATTAACGGTTCAGCAAATCCAAGAACAAGAGAGTATGACTTCCCGTTTCCTACCCCTCCAGCACCGAAACATATATCCACGTTAGTTGAAGCAAAGTAGGTTTGGAAGCCTGGGAAGGGCTTCTTCACTATCGCATTATGTACTTCTTGCTCTTTCATCAAGAGCAAAAATACCCATTAATAACAAAGTAATATATATGTAATCTAATACTTATTTATCACTGTGATAAATAGCTTGATTTGTTTATGATTATACATTTTTATTAAAGCATTACTTTCGCACATAATCATTATAAATTCATACTGTATGAAATTTACGAAAGAGCAGCTTTCAGAAGCACTGAAAGCAAAACTCACCAACAACGGCAAGAAAAACTTGGCTATGAGTGAGAGAAGTTTCAATGAGGAAGTAGAAGACATCTACACCGATTTGGAAGAGAGTGGTAACGACGAAGAATTGGAGCTGGAGGATGTCGTAGGCAAAAAGATTAAACGCTTGGAGCGTATCGACAACAATGTACGCAACGACAATTCAAAGTTCGTAAAGGAGTGGGAAAAGAATCACCCCACAAAGGACGATAAGGACAAAAAGGATGATGGCAAGGACGAAAAAGGAGACGAAAGCAAACTGGACAAGTTGCTTGAAGAACTCCAAGACTTGAAATCAGAGCGTGAGGAAGAAAAGAAAGCTAAGGCAATCTCCGAAAAGCGCAACCATCTCAAATCAGCCTTGAAAGGGAAAGAAGTCAAGAACGAGGATTGGATTAACGACCAGCTCGAACTGATTCACATTGATTCTGAAACTGACGTTGACGCTCTGACAGAAAGACTGGTAAAGAGCTATAACAAGTTCAGTGCAAACACACCGCCTAATATCACTCCAGGAGGCGCAGGAGGAGGTTCAGAAAAGACAGATGACTACGCCGATGTGGTTGCTATCGTGAAGAAGCAATCGCACAGAGAAGAAAAACAATAATCATTTAAAAACTAAAGAAAATGGCAGATTTTTATCAGCAAATCCTATTGAACAGCGGCTACCTTCCCGGTAGAGCGTTGGTTCAGGCTCGTGGAAGCATTGGTGGACACCGCTATGTTTTCGTGAAATTGCAGATGAGCGGAAAGGACGCGCTTGTATTCCCTACTACGGGATGCGTTATCAAGAATCCGTTCAAAGGGAATGCCCGTGCTTTTGCAGGAACTCTGTTTGAGTACAATCCGGATGGTACTGGTTATATTTTGAAATCGTATGCAGTAGCCAAAGCCACAGCAGAAGCAACCGACACGGACATATACCTGAAAAGGGACGGCTACTCTCTCATTCCGTTCGTAGGTGACATTCTTATGGTAGCACCAACTACATTGACAGGAAAAGGAACAGCAGTGACCGTTACAGCAGTTAAGGCCGAAACAGACGCTACGGCAGGTGATGTATGGAAAGTGACATTGAGCGCAACACTTGGCGCATTGACCACTTCTTCAGTGCTTGTAGAAGCAAAAGAGGCTGGAGCAAGCAAGGAAGCAATGGTTACTAACCCCAATTCATACCTTCCTTGTGACTTTGACTTTGTATTTGACCCTGCCGCATCTGACAATGACTTTGACGGTGCGAGATACCTTATTACCCCTGCTTTGGCGTTAGGTGACGTGTTCCTTTACACGGACAGAATGCAGCCGCTTTCGGCAGCCTTGAAAGGCTTGAACAAAAGTAAGGTTAACGGGTGGTTCAACATTTAAACTTAATTAGACTATGCCTAAATTTGATTTTAACAACAGCAGATACGCTAAGTTCTTCGCAGACAAGACTAACCAGCGTTTCTTGCAGTCCTTCATCAACACGGAAGGATTGCTCTATACCAATTACGGTTGGTATAAGACACAAGGCGTAAAGGCCGGTGCTCCAACGCCTACTGCGCCTAATGGTATTGCCACCTTCTCCGTGAAAGGTCGCGATTTGAAAGCCGCTCCTTTGATGGACTTGCGTGCGCCTCTTGGTGACAGCAACCAAATGGATAAGGAAGGATTGTACTGGTACACAGCTTCAATCCCCGACTTCATCGCTCCCGGTTACGTTGAAACCGCTATGGAACGTGAAGCAAAAGAGCAACAGTTTGAGTTGTTTGGAAACGATGCCGATTTGGTAGCCGCATGGGTGCACACGTTGCAATCACAGATTGACAGCTCGGACGCTACCATGAACTTTATGACCGCACAACTGATGTCAAAAGGTAACATTGACTACCGTAACATTGCCCGTGGTATTCAGATTCCTCTGCACAAAGCGGATATTCCCGAAGAGAATTTCACTAAGGCTGGTACTAAGGTGTGGACTGACCCCGATTGCAAAATCCTTAGCCAGATGGCCGCAAAAGAGAAGGTATACCGAGAGAAGTGGGGATATGAAGGCGCATTGGTATGGCAGGTTACGCGTAAGATGTTCTACGAAGTCATCTTGCCGAATGGAGAATCAAAGGAACTTGTTGACAGCTACAAGAAGAATCCTTTGGCTTACATTTCATCCACTACGACCGCTCCTACTACAAGAGACTTGTTCCTTGCCGCATTCCGTGACTACCCGGGCGTTTCCCCGATTGAAATTGTGGAAGAGAAGGAACGGAACCTTACCAATACCGGAGATACCTTCGTTCAAGGATGGGCTGATAAGATTGCGGTTCTTCGTCCTGCCGGATATGCTTGCGAGTTTGAATACACAAATAACCTCGACAAGCAGATGTTCGACAAGTACGGTTCAAGCGTAATCACAAAGATTTTCGCCCAGACTAATGACGGTCTCTGCACAGTGGTTAACACTACAACCAACAACGGATTGTACAAGGAATGGCATACCGATGTAATGATGTCGGCTTGCCCTGCATTGAAGACGTTCCGCAACCATGTGATTGTAGATACCAGCACAGCGGATTCCTAACAACCAAGGCATTGTAGTAGTATGGAAAATTCATTTGACCCGATAGCATACCTCAATGGACTTACGAGGTTCGTCTTTGAAGATGATGCGCTTGAAAACATCGCATACGAGAACGGTTTGGTAGAACTTACCGACCGTTCACAAATAGACGAATACACGAAAGACCATTGCCTTATCGCACTCTATGAGCTTGTCATAAACGGCCCGTGGTCTGTGGCTTCATCGTCACTCCAGCACGGCAATTACAGGCAGGACGTAGGTAGTGAGACGGTAACTGCTGCTATTATCCAAAACTTAAAAGACCGTCTGAAAGCATTGTACAAGAAGTACGGTGAAGAAGAAGCGTTGGCAAGCATGGATAGCGGAGGTATGAGTTGGGTAAATGAAAATTCATTGGATGTGTAGTTATGCGCCTGAAAAGAAAAGCAATAACCCAATACCCGTTTCACGGTACGTTCTATACCGTTGTGACGAATAAGCCGGAGGATGGAGACCTTCTCGGTAACGGCGACTTGCTTGGGAATGAAAGGACTGACAGCTCTCCCGAAGTCCCCACTACGGGAGAGACTATCCTTCTTGAAACCGAATGCGACATACAGCAGGCAGCAAAGCTGATTAATTCAGGTACTATCATGGCTGATTACAAGGTGTTCTTTCCTTGCGATATAGGTGCTAAACTTCCGATAAGGTTCAACACTAACTTCAAATGCGAGGATTATGCGATACCTATTAACGGTCGTGTTGTTGGACTTGAATACAGCCAGTTGGGTGGTTGCCACGTTGACATTAAGATGAGCGAGGTGTAGGCTATGGCAAAGAAAGACCGCATATCAGAACTTGTCAGATTCCTTTCCGGTGAAGGGCAGAAAATTGTGGATAGCCAGTTGCAAAACAAAGGTTACACGCATCGTACACACAACCTTCACGACAGCTACGGTTGGGGAGTATATGTTGACAAGAAACTGGTTGCAAGCGGATTCCCTGCTGTTAAAGCCGAGAAAGGCAGGAAGTGGTATGGTGAAACGATTAAAGGTCGTGAAGCCATTACCGATTTCCTACAAAACAAGTACAAGGCACATGACGGGATAGATTTGGTTGTTGCAGTCGCAATGCCATACGGTGAAATAGTTGAGGACAAGTACAAGTATGAGGTGATAGCAACGGCAAGGAATGACGTAAAGCAACTTGCTTCAAAGTTCAAGAACGCGAATTTCGGGATAATAAGTCACGGTAGTTATTGATTATGGGGAACATATACAAGACAACATCAAGAGCTGAGAACTTCTTTTCAATGCTTCTCACGAAAGCAGGGATTTCGGATAACCTGTTTATCGGGAATATGCCTGCAACAGTTGACAGCAGTTGGAAAGACATGGTGCTTGTCGATGTGCTCTCACTCAAGGATTACGGTGCTTACGCCAAAGGCTCTGCAAACATATTCCTCTATGCAAAATCCGTTGACAGCCACGGGACAAAGCCAGTTAAACGGCTATACGCTATGGAACTTGCGCTTGACAATGCTATTGAATCATGCAACGACCGTCACTATGTGATTGAAGTGAACTTCCGTGACGCTGACTACGACCAAAACAGGAACTACTACTACAATGTGATAAACGTAAACATAACGGTAAGAAACATTTAACAAAAGAAAGGATAACATTATGGCAACAGTAAAAAGAACCAGCCCAACTTCATTGCAGGTAATCAAACCCGATTGCTTGGTAGCTACACTTTACACGGGTGCTACAACGGAGACAGCCGACAATCCGGCAGGCGATACTTTCATTTTTGACGAGGTAGTCCGTGACACCACAACAATCTCACAGGATGACAACGATTCAACAACGATTGAGAACGAGTTTTCCGATGACCCGATTCTTGATATTGTGTCTTTGGGTAAATTCCAGTTTGCGGCAGAAGTAGCCGACATTCAGACTGAGATTCTAAAAAACTTCGCAAACTACACATACGATTCGGCCGCCAAGAAGTTGTTCGCTCCGGCTGCGTACCAAAAGACGTATGTAAAGATTGACCTTGTTTTCAAGAACGGAACTGACACAGACGGAAGCGACAAGTATATGAGTATCTGTATTCCGAAGTTGCAGTTGAACTCACGCCTTATGGTTGAGAGCATGAACAGCAACATCGCACGTCTGAACCTTGCAGGTACGGCTACCAGTGTGGCACTGACGGCTAACGGAAAGACCATCAAGACGGCCGCATACGTGAATGAGGACTTTACCATTCCGACAGAGACGGCTTAAAAGCATAGATTATATAGGTAAAAAGATTGTTGAACAGGGCGGTAGGCTGATATGCCGCCGCCCTTTTTGTTTGAATCATGGCGGTATATAGAGCGACAAAGAAGAAAGACAAAGAACAGGAAAGCACTTCTGTAAAAAGAGTTTCCGATGAATCAATGGAGCGGCTTGCAAAGATAATGAACGACAGCCCAAGCCTTGTAACGCTTCACGGGACGGAATGGAGTATTACAGGATTGAAGCCGGGCGTGCAGTGGCTCATTGCGGAACAGGCTTGTCAGATTGTCAAAGGCGAGAAGTTGAGCATGGGGGACGTAATCAAGGAGTTTGCGGTGAATCTCCCGGCAGTTGTACACGTGATAACCCTTGCTTTGCTCAATGACAAGGAAAGGATTTTCTCTGACTACGAGAAAAGAGAACTTTCCGAAGAGTACAGGCAGGTTTACGACCTTCTCATGTGGGGAGAGTACGACATGAAGGACTGGGCTTTACTGCTTGGCGAAATACTAAACCTCATAAGCACGGATTTTTTTTTCGAGAGTACCAATGTGATTCAGACCGTGAGGGAAATGACCCTGACGAGGAAGACGAAGAAAGCGGAACGAAGCTGATAATCTCCCGTACCGAGTGGGGGCAGATGGTTGATTTCCTTCGCTCCAACACTTGGTGCTCTCGTGACGAATACTTGTGGGGAATGACGGTCGGGCAGGTACGGTTAAGCTCATTCGATTTCTCCCATGTGGAATACTTGAACAAGGATAAGAATAGTAAGGTCGGCAAGATAGGAAGTGCCGATGATTTGAAGAATTTGAACGATTTGGGATTACCGATAATAAATAAATAACAGGATAACGATGGCAAATAACGAAGCAGGAGCATTCCTCAATATAACACCGGATGTATTAAAGAAGTTGGATAGTTTCGATGAGAAGCTGGAGAAGATAGAGAAGCACGCTCATACGGCGGCTGATGCGTTGAAAAACGGGTTTGGCAGTGTAGTAATAGATACAGGTAAGTTGGAGAGTGCAATCACTTCCTTAGCCAAAAAGATAGATGCCATAAAAGGCAATCCGTTTGAAGGAGCAGGTAAAGGTGCGGAAGAAACTACGAGAAAGACAATCTCTCTGAATGAAAGCCTTTCACGTGCAGCAGACCTACTAAATAGAATAAGCAGTAATAAAATAGGTGAAGGCTCATTCAGCAACTTAAACATCTCCGGGTTAAAGCAGGGATATTCGGATTTGAAAAAATACGTTGAGAACATGGATTTGTCAAAGCCGCAACAAAAAGCTGCAGTAGAAGCCATGCGCTACATGAAGATGGAGCTTGACGAGCAACGAAAGACGGACGAGCAACGTGCCCAATCTGCGGAAAAGGCTGCACAACGTAAGGAGGCAGCGGATAGACGTGCGGCAAAGGCGGCAGCAGATTTAGCGAATGCGCAGAGGTCAACTCCGCAAGGCGCATTGGACTATTCCAAAAACACAAAGTCTCTTAAAGAAAACGTACAAGCCATCGAATATTTGAAAAAAGCCCGTTTGTCCCTAAACACTACTGACAAGAATTATCAAACTACGTTACAACAGATAAACCAAGCCATCGCCAAGCACAACCAAGCGTTAACAGAAGCAGGAGTCAAATCACAACAGCTTGCCACACGTCACCGTAACCTAATGGATACGGCAGGGCAATTAAGCCGTCAGCTTGCCTTGGTATTCTCCGTGTCACAGATTGAAGGATATATAAGTAAGCTGGCAAACGTCCGTGGAGAGTTTGAGCTACAACAGCGTTCCTTGCAAGCCATATTGCAGAATAAATCACAAGCAGACCAAATATTCAACAAGACCGTTCAACTTGCTGTCAAGTCTCCTTTCAAAATCAAGGAACTTGTTTCATACACCAAGCAACTTGCAGCATACCGCATTGAATCAAGCAAGTTGTATGATACGACAAAAAGACTTGCTGATGTATCGGCTGGTTTGGGCGTTGATATGGGCAGACTTATTCTTGCTTACGGTCAGGTCAAGGCGGCAGCATACTTGCGTGGTACGGAAGTCCGGCAGTTTACGGAAGCTGGTATAAACTTGTATGGAGAGTTGCAACGCTATTTTGAAGAAGTTAAAGGCGAAGCGTACACCACGGCGCAGATTGTAGATATGATTTCCAAGCGTAAAGTCACCTTTGAGGATATAGAGAATATCTTCCAAAGATTGACTGACAAGGGAGGTTTGTTCTACAATATGCAGGAAATTCAAGCCGAAACTTTGCAAGGCAAAATTTCCAACTTACAGGATAGTATAGACGTTATGCTTAATTCTATCGGTAAGGCTAACGAGGATACACTGAAAGGTTCAATAGATGCCGTGAAAGTCCTTATTGATAATTGGGAAACGGTCGTTAATGTAGCGAAAGCGTTTGCACCAATAATTGCATCAATGGCAATCAATACATGGGCTAAAAAAATTGGGGCGGCAAATGGTGCACTTGGATTGTTTTCAGTAGGGCTTAATAAGGCAAATACAGCAATGAAAGCATTTGGAGCGACATTCAAGGCTTCATTGCCGTTGGCTGCTATAATGGCAACTATTGGAATTATCACGGAGCTTGTTGACACCATAAAAGAATATAATAAAGCAATAGCAGAAAGTACAAACAAGTATTTTGAGGCAAAAATACGAATATCAACTATAAAAGATGAATCAGAATCAGATATAAAAAAGTCTCTTGACAAACTCGTTCAAGAAATGAACAACGAAGGTTTTGACATTAAAATTGGAGTCAATCTTTCAGAAGAAGAGGCTAAAGAAACATTCAAAAATTATCTTTTAGAATATGAGGCGTTCCTTAATGAACAACGGATAATGGAAGCCAAATATGCAAAGAGCAAATCAAAATGGTTTGAAGACGATATAGACAAAGACAGTAAACAATACGCATCTTCTTATGGCGAGTTTATCCTTCAAGGCGAAGAGTTAAAAGCCGTAATGATGCAACTTGCCGCAGAAGAAAACAATCTATCATCCGAACATAAGAAAACCCTTGAAGAACTGTCAAAAGGTCCAAAGGAGGGAGAAGATTTGCTTACTTATACTAAAAGAATGAAGGACGAAATAGCGAAAATGTCTGACGATTTGGATAAGTATTACAAAAAAGGGACATCTTGGGGAGGCGTTGCATCGGATGCAGTTTGGAGAATACAAACGGCAATTTCTAATTTATTTACAGCGTCAAGCAAATACATTAAGGATGAAAAGAACGTCATTGATGAAATAGAAGGCATTTTTGGGAAATTCAATGAGAATAGGACAAAAGCAGAAAAGGAAAGGCTTAGAATTAGAATTGACAAATCAGAGTTAGATGCTGTAACAAAAGAATTGGCCTACACACATTATAAAATCAATATAAAAGCCGACAAAGAAGAAGTAAAAAAAGAAGCACTTACATTAAGAGACCAACTTCAAGCTGAGTTTGACCGCAACAAAATAACTATAAAGGTTGATTATGTAACGAGCAAACAAGGTCTAATAGATTATTGGATGGATGGTCAAGAGCAAATGCAGAAGACTGCTGATGTACTGAAAAAACAACTTGAATATGTTAGAGCGCATCCAGACCAGTATTACTTAGGTGGAGAACTTCAAAAACGAGGGTTTGACCTAACTGGAATTAAAACAAAACGTGGAAAGCCTGCTGATGAAAACACTTACATTGATTCTGCGAGAGTTGAAAAAGAAATACAAAAAAGGCTTGAAGCACTTGCTAAGAAAGGTATAATTCCTAATGCAAAAGCTGAACGTGACATTTGGTCAGAACGTATTTCCGTCCTCAAAGAAATGCAGTCACGCTATGAGAAACTGAATCAGCTTATGGGAGAGAATGCCGCTATTGAGCAAACTCTTTCCGCTTTCAAGCCTGCTTTGAAGTTTACAGGTATGGATGAAATGAATATCCTGCCAACCAAAGAGGGCATGATTAAGGCTTACGAGGAACTTCTTAAAGATGTTACAGACAGCAAGAAAATCACTGAACTTAAAAAGATTATTGCAGAGCTGAAAATAGAGATTCAGGAAGAAGATTTAAAGAATCAGCTTGACAAGACCAAGAAGAACATAGAAGATATGTTCAACGGCTTGGACTTGCACAAGAAGCTGAAAGATGCAGGTCTTTCCGAAGCGGAGGTGCAGCAGTTGTTCCCCGGACTTGCAAAGACGTTGAATGATGTTCAGAAAGGCATTGAGATTGAGTTTCAAACGAAGTATACTGACACATACAAAGCCCCGAATACTCAACAATACAAAGATTATCAAGATGCAATAAAGGAGATTGAGCAGCAACGTATAAAGGAAAGCCAAGACCTTGTAGTTGAGCTTACAAAAGCGTACAAGACACAGCTTTCAGACCAATTGCAGCTTGACAGATGGTATTACGAGGAAAGGGCGAAGATACAGAAAGCGAATCTTACAGAGGAGCAGAGAATACAATATGAAGCCAACCTTAAATCTCAATATGGAAGAAAGTCTGACGAAAACACTTGGAAGCAATTCCAAAATTCGGACATGTATATTTCCATGTTTGAGAATATTGAAAGCTCATCCACACGTATGCTTACTGCCATGCGTGATAAACTTGCGAGTTTGCGTGAGAACTTAAAAGACCTCCCTGCCGACCAACTGAAAGCCATAATCAAGCAACAGGAGAAGATTGACGAAATGATTTCCAAAAAGAATCCTTTCACAGGTCTTACTTCTGGAGTAAAAGAGTACATTCAATTCTTAAAGCAAAGGAATGAACTTGAAAAAGAGAATATAAGAGCCAATAATGCAGTTGCTTATTATACCGAACAGAAAAATGCACAATCACAGATTGTTCAACAAAAGAAGCAAGAATACGATGCAGCAGTAGAAATATACGGTGTAGATTCAGCACAAGCAAATCAGCTACGCATACAATGGTTGTTAGAGAAGTCAAAACTTGATGCTATACTCGCTCAACTTGTTGCAGAGGGAAAGATAACAGAGGAAACAGCCGAGCAAATAAGAAATGGGCAGAAATTAGGTAAAACTCTGTCCGATAAATTCAGCGAAATTGGAAATAATCTCTCTGAATTTTCCTCCGGTATCACTGACGTAGCAAGTAACCTTGAAAATGTGTTTGGCACTATGTCTGCCGGAACAGCAGATACAATTAGCAGTATAGCAGAAATAGCAAGTGGATTAGGTCAAACAGCAAGTGGGGTTGCACGTGCTATTGCTAATCCTGCTGATATTGGTGGTTATATCCAAGCTGTTGGGGGAATTGCTAAAACCATAGGAAGTCTTTTTAATATTAAAGACAAGAAGAAAGAGCGTGAAATCCAACGGCAGATAAAGAATATAGAAACACTTGGCAAGACATACGATGAGTTGAAGGAGAAAATGGAAGCCGCTTGGAGCGCAGATGACCTTCGCACACAGACCAAAGATACCGTAGCCAACTTAGACCAGCAGATAGCTTCCTATCAGGCTATGATTAAAGCCGAGCAGGACAAGAAAAAGACGGATAAAGACCGTATAAACGAATGGAACGATGCTATAAAGGAACTTGAAAAGACCAAGCAAGAAATCCTGAATCAAGAAAAAATTGAAATGGGAGGTATCGGTGGTGAATCCGAATACAAAGATGCCGCCTCTTCATTTGTTCAAGCGTGGCTGGACGCATTTAATGAAACCGGTGACGGGCTTAAAGGTCTGGAAGAGAATTTTGATGATTTCATAAACAATCTCTTCTTGAAACAAGCATCCATGAGAATTGCCAACAAATTCCTTGAACCGTTGTTCCAAATGATAGACCTTGCTGTTACAGAAGGTGAAGCAGCCATTGCAAAAGGATTTGATGGTAGTACAGACTTGACAAGGCAAGAAATGGATAAGATTGTCGAGGAAGCAAAAAAGCAATTCCCACAGCTTAGTGAAGCATTAGAACAGCTATACAATGCCCTTGGGATAAAAAATAATAAGACAGCCGAATTGTCTCCCCTAACCCAAAGCATTCAAGGTATAACTGAACGAGAAGCAGAAATTTTAGAAAGCCTGCTCAATTCTATCAGGTTCTTCGTCTCCCAGCAGACAACCGACATTTCCGCAATCAGAGCCTTGTTGGATGCCCGATACGGACTTGAAGCCGAATACTCCGATAGCAATCCTATGCTTGTCGAATTGAGGGCGCAGACTGGATATTTGGAAAAACTTAGTGACTATATTGGAAGGGTGTTCGCACCAAGCCCCAATTCTAAGGGACCGGCTCTTCGTGTTATAATGCAATAAAAATAAAGCGGTAGGAGAACATCTTATCGCTTTATACTTATGATAATCCTGTAATTATTTACTTCAATGGTCGTATATGTCACAGAAATTTGCTTCGACAAAAAATATATAGAAAATCTTACCTTTTTGAAGGCCTACAAAAACCCTATTATCACCAGAAGCGCGGAATACGTCAAGTTCTACCTCTCTTGTTACAAATGAAGGCAATTTGTCTTTTGGTTTAATGCTATTATATGGTATTGGCTCCATCCCGTATGAATGTTTATGAGACGACCGTATCTCATTCCATCCAAGCTCACATAACTTTTGAAGCCTTAATATAAAATTGAGAAGAAAAGAATGGTCTTTGCAACCTTTGATAGATACGTCCGAAAGATATTTGAAAGAAAATAGCGGATGGTCTATTTCAGACAAATCACTTATTTCACCTACGCTGATTTTATTTGAGTTTATAATACTCTGTATAAAAGAAAGCCCATCATCACTTTTCTTTTTCTTGTTTTTACCTTTCCCTCTCATTTCTTCAACCGTGTTTTAAAGAATGTCTTAATCTTATCCTTTGCTATCACATTTCCTTCTCCGGTTTTAGTGCTTTTCCACGGATGTTCATTATGGGTCATATTCATAAGACCAAGTGCGGAATATACTCCATATACCTTAAATACTTCATTGAATAACGCTTCTTCTTTCCTGTCTTCAAATTCAAAATCAAACTCAGAATCTAAATGAATGCCGTTTTTACCGTTACTCTTATATTCATCATACACGGAAGGTACTACCGGGCCATACATCCATGCCTCAATTTCTTCATCAAACAATGGAGTCCCAAAATAAGCTAAATGGAAACCTTGCTGATAGTACAACATCTTTTGGAGCTTCATGTTTGTCATAAACTCTTCTCCACAACTGACTTGTTCTGCTTTCTTTATAAGAACCTTTGCTATATCTGATGCCTTGTATGCCATAACTGAATTATTTTTAATTAGTTATTCATGAAAGACAGACCCTAAAAGAGGTGCATTTAGAACACGCTTATGACACTTATCACTCTTTACTTAGGATTTACCTGCCTATAACATTGCAAAAATACGCCAATATTCCCATTTGAATCCGGAAATAATAACAAAATTAGCAAATTATGTTTTTAAACATGATTATTTAAAGAATATAATAAAAATCCCCGAACGCTACGAACGGGGATTAAAATATTCTATTTTTAAGATTTCCAAATTGCTTGTCAGAAAAATCACGGTGGTTATACAAAAATCGGTGTTCTATTTTTCAGATTCATCTTGAAATTTCAATGGCTCGCAACTACCTAACCTCGCCAAATTGATACTCTTGCATACCCATTCAAACAAATATGCAGACGGCTCATCTCCATGTTCCATGCCTATTGCATTCTCTATCCCATCAACAACGTGGCTCGCCTCATGGCACACAACACCCATTCTCATGTCATTCTTGCTATGGAAAACCACAAGCTCCCCTTTCATGTTTGTATCATTCCTGACTATATCGTCAAACGTAATAGCATAATATTCGTCACTATTACCGAAGTTTAACTTAGTACCACCTTCTCCATGAAACTTGCTATTGATATATTCTTCGTCTATACCTATGCACACCCATAACTTTCGGGGGTATATTACAGGGTCAAACTCATATAATAGCTTTTTCTTGCTCATAGTTTCACCTCCACTTCTGTCACATACATCTTACATACTTCACGCCCTAACTCGTCATAAGACACACGCCTTACAAAGCCAACATCCGAAACCTGTACTCCGGTCTCATCCTCAAACTCATTCAGAAGAACGGCAATCTTTTCGCTTAACTCCTGCTTCTTTTGCTTTATCTCTTCAACGTCCATAGCCTTAATTATCCGCTTTCAAATAGATATTCTTCAGTTCATCTTTTCTCAAAGTACCATACTTTATTCCCCGGTCAATACGCTTTCTTGCATTGCCGTCCTTAGCCTTGTCAGTGTTCTTTGAGCTGTCTTTAGACACTATCAGCTTCACCAACTCATTCAACGGAATAGGCTCTATCGTATTTCTATCCCAAATGGAACTGAAAAACTCCTTGGCAGGCTTTCCCATAAGTAGTTTCTTTTCCGTCTCCTCTCCTACCTTCTCAAAATGCAAATAAGGCTCCGATACAATATTAAAATATGGCAGCAAAGACTTCTCGTCCGGCTCGCTCACCATACGTGTCTTCAGAAGTTTCAAGTACCTTCCACCTGTCTTTGTCCTACCGATGGCAAACACCCCGTCCGCAAAGTTTGAAAGAATCTTGCTCCCTGCCATATTTGTCTTTGACAAAGGCTTCCATTCCTCTATTTTAGGAGTATGCGCTATCACCATGATACTGATTTTCATTTCACGTTTTAATCTCGTAAGCCCGTCCATGATAGCACCTGCATACTCCGCTTCCGATGTCTGGGTGGAAAGGAAAGACAGGTTATCCAGTATCATAACCTTTGCTTCCGTATCAATCAATTTATCCTTAATCCCGTCAATCACGTTCATGCTGAACTCATCGCTACCCACGTTGTCCGATATGGTGCAACGGATAAGCGACTTCGGGAAATCCGCGTTCTGATACCTCCTTGCAAGCTGCCTGTCCGAAAGCTCAAAGTCAAAGTAAAGGACACTCTGCGGATTCATTTCCACATCCATACATTCACTCTCCCCTTTGGCTATCTCGTAGGCTATCTGTGTGGCTAAAATTGATTTTCCGATACCGCTGTCCGCAAACAGGAACACAAGTTCATTCTCCCACCAAAAATCGCCCCAAAGCCTATGTATAGGCGGTTTCTTCTTGCCGTCCTCTATGACAGACTGCATATCGGAAGAGCTGAACAAAGGTATTTGCTCAACCACATCCCCATCATCGGGAATATCGCAACCTCTTTTATCAAATCGCTCTATGTCGGCTTGTATCTGTTCTTCTTCGGTCATATACTATTTGTTTTTAGCAAGGTGCGCCAGCGTTACAAACGCTAAACGCACCAGTTACCTTTTCTACACATGGCAGATACGCTATTGTACAATTTCCCAGTCTTCGGCAAACACATCACTGATAGACGGAACCCATGAATCAGCGCGTCCGGTATTCTCATTGTAGATAAGACACTGACTTGTATAGTCAATAAATCCTTTTCCTTTCAGAATAAGGTCTTTTGCAGATTGGGGCAGTGATTGCATCTTCGGGATAATTTCTTCTGTAATACGGGCAGGAACTTGTTTGATGACAAACAACCCTTTTCCGTTCCAGCCACTTCTACGGATAGCCACACCTTGTTTCAACACTTCTATTGCATCGCCAAATGTCATGAGGTGTAAAGGTGCTTCAGGTGATCCATCAATCCTACCTATACGGCACTCCAATACGTTGATATACCTACTCATAATTCGATCTTGCAAACGAAGCAAACAGTTTTGGTATTTGTCAGTCACAATCTCATCTATTTTGCCTGATTCAATAAATGGAGCAAGTTTATCCATCTTATCATATAAATCACGCATTTCAATATGCAAGCGGTCAAGAAATGTTTCCGAACATTTGTACGCCTTCTTGAACGGTTCAGCCGGAGACCAGCTTTCATAACCGTCTTGATACTTAACATGATAACCAGCGTTATCCTTTTCTGCTTCGTTAGGCACTCTCCCTGCTTGCAGGAGACCTTTCTCATACGCTTCGCCCATTGTCATAGGCTCTGCTTCAATTTGTTTTGTTCCAATGTACTTTTTCATATCAATTCAATATGGTTTAATTGTTTCTTGATTCATTAATTTTGCCATAAAATCATGCTTTTCTTGTTCGGTTGCTTTTCGTACCTCACCTCCCCACATGAAATTTCTAAACCCCGTACTCTTTTTAATTTCACCATCATGCCATCCTACAAGAATACCATAGCCGTCACCAGTCACGCATCCGTTATAAATGAAAACTCTTTTATCTATCGGATTGTACATTTCCGATTCTTTACTTGATGGGATTCCATACAGAAAATCGCCAATACAATATTCTATTCCTTTCATATTTGTCTGATTGTTTAATGTAGTAATTATCCATAATAATCAATCCTTAACCCATTCGGACTTAGTTACACAATTCATAGACTTAAACCTACCTGTCACCTCATTGTGACCGTAGGAGTACACGTAGCATATACCTTCTCCGGTAATATGAACGGTAGATTCACCGCCAACATACAGCTTGCAAACGCTACCTTTCGGCACATGGAACTCAACCTTTGAAGAAAGCACCGTTGTAATCGTACAATCCTGCTCTATTTTACCGTTAAAGTCCACATACAGGCACGAAGTATATCCGTCCTTACTCCGCTTCCATTTACCGTTTATATAGTCAGAAAACGTCCGTTTCATGTACTGAATATCCATGCCGAACCCAAAGCTATGAGCATCTGCCAACAGCTCCACACCGTTTGAATCCAACGCCATATCCATTAACGCTTCCTTACTTGTCGCTGCGTCCCATTTATTCTTATACCCAGTGCAAAGACCGAGCATCATGGCATTACGTTTAAAAGAAAGCAAATCATTCATTGTTCAAATATTTATTTCTTTTCTCTTCTGTATTAAAATCGTCTGCACGGCCAATAACCTTTTGTGATAAAATAGTTAATCCACTTTTATCTTTTCGAAATACAGTTTCTATAGCTATATCATTTTTATGTCCGAAATCAACAGATATGATTATGTCTCCACACTTTTCAATGAAAACATCTTTGTTTTTCATACAATAGGGAATTTTTCAAGTTCTACCTCAATAAGTTCATTAATCCTCTTCACATCACTATCTGAACAAGGAATGTCCTTATACATTCTGACAGACCGTATAATATTACGTGCATGAATATGAGAATGCTTTTCTAACGCGCTGTACGACACCCCGAATCGGTCATGCGCAACCACAAACACTGCAGGTCTTGCCATTCTTTTTACGAACGGTATATTTGTCTTCCCTTCGTATAAAGACAATGGAGATATGGGCGAATATTTATCCTTGCAGAATGCTTTGTTTACGCAATCGCACACGATACGCTCAACCTTTCTTATAACGCCCGATTTTAAGCAATCTTTTCCTTTTGACATACTTTTCTATGATTTTCTGTTGGTCTTCATTAAGTATTTCTCCGCATATATACATATTGCCGATTACATATTTCTTGAAGTCAATAGTCTTTTTACCATACAACCCCAATCCATTATCAACGCCTCTTGGAACCGATGGTGTAAGCACATGAGTATTGACACAGCCTTGAACTGGAATAGCGTTTATATCAAAAACTATACGCCCTTTCTTCACCCGTATTCCACCTGTCTCAACATCGGGTATAAATACTCCCTTAGTAACCTCTCCGGTCGTTTTATCCTTGAAAGATACCCATTTTACGCCCGGATGGTTGCCTATGTTTATGCGTATGTGATATACGTTGTCAGGGCTATACCTGTCCTTCCTCGGTTTTATTTCCTCCATCGAACACCTCCTTGGCTTCCTCCGCCATTATAGCCTTCTGCTCAAACTCCGCATTCGCCTTCACGTCCTCTTCGGGCGGCGTTGTGTTCATGGCCTTATCCAAGTCCTTCATCTGCCGTTCCATCCACTTCATGTAGTTTTCAGCCTCTTTCTGCGCTTCATTAATATCCGTGAACACAGCCATTGGCTTGATAAGGTTCGCTTCCGTCACTACTTTCATTCCATCCAAGAACTCCTTATTGGTAGAAGTCGTATCGCCGAACATCTCATTCTCTTTGCCTTTGATAGACTTCTTGAAATCCACCATGTATTTCAACCAAGCATATAGGGATGTTTCATGTGCCACACCGTCCAATCCTACTGCATAAGGTGTCGTGAACACTCGGAACCCTGTGTAGTTCTTAAACATTATTCCAGTGCGGCATACGATTATCTCGAACGAACCGAAATTCTCTCTCTCCAGCACATCGCTTTCTTTGATGATGAACTCAAAGCCTTGTTGTTTCTTGTTCTTTGCCATAGTTATTATGCTTTTTCGTATGTTTTTTCAAATATGTCTGGCTTGCATGGGTAGAACTCTCCATTTATACCTTTGATAATATAGTCCCCAAAACTTGCAGTCATAATACCTTCAAGTGTTTCTATTTTTATTCCACCGTTAGAAATAACTTGCTGTATTGTAGATTTTCTACCGAATACTGATGTTTCAGTACCACATCCAAGAAAATCAACACATTCCAAAATGGAATTTTCATCGTGTTCTAACCTAACCGCTTCAATAACTACCGGTTTCTTCCTGTACTTCATAATTATTCCTCCGTCTTAGCCTTTCTACCTCTATTCGGTCTGAACGCCGTCTTAGCGTCCTCTACCTCGATAATACACTCTCCCTCATCCTCAACTGTCGCCACCGCCTCATTCTCCTTCAACTCCTCTTCAACGACAGGATTAGCCTTCTCTTCCGCTTCGTCCACAACCGACTTACCGAATCTCGGCTTCTCCTGGTTCATGTTCAACTTCTGCATATCCATAGCGTACTGTAACTGGTACACCTTGAACTTCTCATCGTCCGAATCAATGATTTCATCCGCATAGCCTGGATAGTGCATAGCGATTGTTCTTCTGTTAGCCTTCGTAGCCATCCCCAACGCCTCCTCATCCACGTACATATACGGGTGAATCGAAATAAGACCGTCAATAGGCGACAAGCGTCCGAACGTCTTCTTGTACTCGATAAGTCCGTCAGCCCTCTGCTCCACAATTGCGTAGGCGTTCATAAGGTTCTTCTTCTTGATAAGGGCGATAGCCAATATCCAAGTAAGCCCAAGTTCGGGATTTAACTTCTTTGGCAGCTCCCTCAACCTCGCAAAGGATAATGCCTCTGATAATGTATCTGTCTCTAAAAACATAATATATAGGTTTTTATTTGTGATTATTCAGTCGGGAAAGTATCATCATATCCGAACGAGCATCCGTACACGTTGGTGAATGCAAACGTCACCTCCTTGTAGTTCTGCCCTTTCAAAGTGTCACTCTTAGGCTCTGTAGCTCCGGTAAGGTACATCAGCACCTTCCTCTTCCTCGCCGTGTCACGGTAAGCCATCTTGCAGCCTGAAACGAAATCCAAAAAGCCGTGGTAAGCCGAATCGTCCTTCTCGTCGTTCTCCAAGAACACCAGCGTCAGCTTTATGCTCGTCTGCTTGTAAGTCGGAGTACCGGAAACGTACACACCAGCCTTGCTAGTCTCCGCAAAGTCCTCCGAATACACGTTCTTGGGCTCCCCGTAAGCGTTAAGACCGGTGCACTCCTTGTACCTCAATCCGGGAAACTCCGCTTCCAAGTCCTTCCAAGAAGCACCGGTCTCACCGTAACGAATCATATAGAATTTATAATCTGCCATACTACACGTTATAACATCCGCAAATATAATTAATTATAATGATTTATTCAAGCTTTACTTTAATATTTAAATATTATGCTTATATTTGCAAGAGGCTTTGATATAAAGTGAATAACACTTCATTTTAAGTTAGTATTTCAAAAAAAAGGCATCCCGCTTGCGATAAGTAGGATGCCTTTCCGATTTGTGCATTAGCCGAACATCAATGTGCGTCTCTGTTAATTTGGGGAGCAAATCTTCATGTGCGGTTTTTTCGTTTTAAGTCTTCCTGTACATTCGGATTTTTCCAGCTTGGCTATCTTTTCTTGCGCAAGCTCCAAGTCTTCTGATATGCGTAACAATTGCCGCATAAGCATCCTGTTCTGTCTTATAAGTATTTCTATTTTGCTTTCCATAATGTTAATTCTTTTAATATAAGTGAGTTGATACGTAATAGTCTTGCTCACCTCATTCGTAAGGTGAGCAAAACTTATTTATAACTTTCCATTATAGCTACTATTCAGCCATTCCCATAAGAACTTTAGCTAATTCCTTAGCTTCTTCTCTTGATACGAAGACGGAAACGTTCTCATCACCTTCATTCGCACCTTCCATTTCAAACATGATAACTTTCTCATTTGTGTTTATATCTCTTACAGCATGAACTGTAAAATCCCAACCTCCAAAGTTTTCTATGTCGTAATTTTCTTTATCGTATTGTATCATGGTTACGCTTCTATTAATGTTTTAAACTTATTCAAGAAATACACTTGTCCTTTACCGGTCACATAGCATGTATGCTTTATGAATGTAGGATTACCGCCTTGTGTTATTGCGTTCTCCGTTACAAAGAACAGATACATTTCGGCAGCCCTCTGTGTAGGAGTATAATCAAACAAATATTTATTCTTCGACTTGCTCCATCGCTTGTGGCGAATAAGGTACTTGTTTTCCACAAGCCAATCATATAACCGTTGTTCTCCAATCGCATATCCGTTTTGCGTAATTAGTTTTGCGAGGTCTCGTACAAGAATATTAGTAGGCGCACTTTTTACGCATTCCGCAAATACAACAGCTGGTTTTGTTTCCTCTATGATGGCTTGTTTCTCCTCCTCCTTTTTCTGCACTTCTAAAGAGAGCATTTGGTTCTTTTCGTATTGGTCTGCCCATGCACGTGCGGACTCTGCAGGATTATTGAAGTTTGGGAGTTTGGGTTGAAGTGATGCGCTTCCAGTAGTTAATAACTCCTCTATCTTATCATCAACCCAAATAGCAAAATCGGTGGATAACTTTTGAGCGACACGGATGGCAACACGATGATGTGCCCACGTTCCTTGTTGTGTTGCATCTCCTCCTTTCGTAACTCGCAGTAAATCAGTCGAAATACAATTTTGTATTTCGCTCATTCGTGCTACGTAATCGGTTAACTCTCTTGAATTTACGATGTGAGATAAGTTTTTGTCTGGAAATGGTTTTGCAAAGTCTGTAAGGCATACAAGAATATACCCATTCATTTTGCGCATTCTTACACTATTCCCATTATAAGAGAAGATTTGTCCCATGTCAGATGGGCTGACCGTACCTAATACAGTAACATTATTACTGTTTGAGTAACTTCTATTTGTATTTTCCATTTTATTCCTATATTAAAAAGTAAAGGGCAAATCCCGATGAAGCCTAATGTGGTTGTCTGCTCCAAAGGGAAATGCCCAGTAATATTTTTATTCACTCCAGCTCATGACAACCACGAAATGGGCTGAACAACGTTATTTCTACGATGCAAGAAATACGCTTGGTGAATTTCTCTTTGAATATTGCTTTCTAAGGTAAGCTATCAGATTATCAAAGTTTGTGATAAAACCCTCATTAATAAGGTCGGCTACTTTCTTTTCAAGTTGCCACAAATCACGTTGCTTGCTTTCGTCACCTTGTTTATTACGAAGCATCTTCTCATGCTGGTTGAATACGACCCAGTTCAATGCTTCCCCGACTTTTTTCATTGCTTTAGGCATGAAGTCTTTCGGAACAATCTTTTGAACGGCAGCTCCAAGTTCAAGGTATGCGTTTCCTGCTTCATTGCGGTAACGTATCATTTCATCATAGACAAACCGCAAAACTTTAACTTCAAATGTTGGATTTATCCACATGGCAAACTTAATAAAGAGAAGTGGATTCATCCAGACTTTGTCAGGATTTCTTCCTTGTTTGGTGCTTCTACCCTTTATCCTTATAAGTAGCTGATTTTCACCAATGAGCATTTTTGCTCTATGGCTTTCATCGGCTGCAAGGGCTTTTATAAATTGCTTAGTTTCCTCCATATCTAAGAATTTACTCATCTGCCTTCTCTGGTTTCCTTCCACCCCATTCCATTGACGAAGCAACTCGCTACCGTCAAAATATCCATCACTGGTGCGCTGTATCACTTGAAAAGTATCAATATACCTTATCATTTCCTGATTCGTTTTCATATCCGTTTATTTAAATGAAAGCAGGGAGAAATGAAATTTAGATGTTTAATGTGGCTGCCAACATCCAATTCCAAAACTCCCTGCAAATATCTTTAGTGCTTTTACCGACAGCCACGAGGGTAAATAACAACGTTGTTTACATTGCAAAAATAATGGATGATTTCCACTTTACAATAGCCTAAAAATGAGGTAAAAATGTCCTTGCATTTGCGTGCATCATCCTGCATGATTGTGCACTAATAAAAGTTAAATCACATCGAAAATAGATGATAATTTATACTCATTCTTAATAAACCATGTGTATAATGCGTAAAAAGGCATATTGTATTTATTTCATGATACCATGCAATGATTATTCAAACATATATCATTGTTATATAGGCTATTGAAAAATAAGGTTGTAATTCCATCACCTTGCAAGTTTCACAAACGGATATAGGAACAAATGGAAAAGATAGAGGGTTAGCACTGCACAGAATGGCACAATTCCTTTTCTGTGTTTGATACGCCAGAACATTCTCCTCTCTCTGAGAAGAATGCCGATTACCGCCTTTTGGTAAGCGGTTGCTTTACGCCCAAGCAACTCTGTTTCGCTTAGGACTTGAATTGAGTTTGTTGACATAATAATAAAAAAAGCGCACGTTCACGGCTGTCAACAAACTCATAGGAATTTAGTTTGGGGACATTTCTGTTACCCCACCGTTCGTGCGCAATATCTTGAATTATGATACTTACTTGTTATATGTATTGGCAAAAAAAGAACTCCAATGATGAAGCCATAGGAGTTTGCCACTCCTATAAGTTGTTGACACCGCAAAGAAAGGCATAATTTTTGGAACAACAAAAATATGTAGTATGTTTTTCAGCATAAAAAATCCACCGCTATACAATTCGGTGGATTTTTGTTCTAATTGATAATATTATATTAAAGGTTCAACCTTTCAGGATGAGAGTATTCGTATTTCAAGTTTACTATAAATAAGTATTCGTATATATTGCCATTATATTGTATAGGTAGCATAAGACGTATGCTTTTACCATCATATATTGAATAATCCATTTCCATATATTTATCGCCATACAAAGGATGCGCTTTCCAATCATCATCATAATATACTTTCCCAACAGGACAAGCTATATCGTCAATCGAGGTTCCTTTTATTATAGAAGTAGGGACTTGTGAATTGTTCCTTTCCGAGTACTTCGTCCCTTTGTGCATTATTCTTTGCGTTGTACCGTCCACATCTACAAAAACAGCATCATCCCAAATGATTTTTATAGTACCATCAGAAACATTCTTTATATTAAACACAAATTCTGTATTTGCAGTTCGTATATTTATGTCTATAATATCATCAATATATTCATAGAATCTTTTTGAATATATTGCATCCTTATCGGGCTTTTTAAATGTACCTACCTTCGCATTTGAAGGACTTTCAATACCCATGTACTCTTTAATCGTTTTGTATTTGTCACTATTAAATATTTCGTTATAATAGCATTTACGTTTCTCTCCTGTAATATTATTCCTTACTTCGTATTTTACATCATAATTCTTTTCTTTATAATTATATGCAGGTACTACATCCTCTATGATATATTTAACCTTAACAAGTTTGTCAGACACTTCTTTACCAATTAAATCGAATTTATCTTTGTTCGCTTCTTTCCATTTGTCATAGAAGAAAAAAGTTAAATCTTCATATTCAAGTCTATTGCCATAGTCTAATTCATCATCCAATAGTTCACCAAGATAAGATGTTCTGTTCCCGAAATAATATGAGTATGTGGCTGTTTTACCCTTTTCAACATCTTCTATTTTTAATTTTAGTTTACTCCACTTTTTATCTTTCTTTCCTTTGCTCTTTACAAAATCAACAGACAATATCTTCACAGGTTTTACTTCAAGCAATCCAAAAGGATTTTTCCCATGAGAGTCTTTTTTATAATAATACCATAAATTCTTTCCTACAAGAGCTTGATATTCATCTACCGTATTGTAATTAGGAACACGGTATTGGTTTAAGTCTAATGTTGAATGCTTTTTCGCATTAAACTCTTTTGTTTTATCCAAGTCAAGTTTCAAAACAAACACATCTTTTTGTATTGTCATATCCACCACTTGAACAATATTAATATCCATAGCAATAGAAACACATCCTTGATTACCTTCTTTATCCTCAAAGAAAAAATACATATCCGAGCCTTCTCTCTTCTTAGTTCCTATGAGATATGACTTTACTACATCACCATCCATAGTAATGAATTTCGCCATCTCCCCTATATCCAATCGGAAAACAGTGTCTGTGGATTGTAATAGTTTCTTTGATATTTCCTTATTACAAGTACATATAAAAGAAGCGTCTTGCGCATTTGCCATTGTTACCACGAACAGCAAAGCTGCCATCAAAAATAAAATCTTCTTCATAACATATAATTTTAAGTGATTAATCATTTCTTATGCTGCCAGCAATAGATACTACCCTTTGCGGCAGTCCTTTTACACCATACATGGTCCACACTATAATCTATTTATACACAAAACATTAAATACGTTTTGAATTGATAAATAACGGGATTTGGTCCGCCATATAACTTTCGTTTGATTTCCCTTTCCTTGTTACCATGATATTACTCCTTTATCCTTCCATTTTCGTCAAACTCAAAAGGCAACTCCATCTGCCCGATTTGGCGCATCTTCATTTTACGGAAATTCTCGCAGAACTGCTTCATGTTATCGGAAACCTGAAACAATGTAATAACCTTGTTTATCTGCCTTTCCAAATTTGGCTCGCCTATATCAGTAGTCAAAAGCTGGTGATACCTGTTCATCCGATTACCCGATTCGCTCTTAGGTGTTTTCTTTTTAAGCTCCTCCAGCACTCCATTTGGAAGTTCTTCATATACGAATGTGTTCGTCCACTTTCCTATTATCCCCGGTCTTTTCTTTATACCATTCACGGTATAATCCCATCCGTTAAGCCTGAACAACTCCTTATAGAATATATCTGGGAAACGCTTCTGCCACGGTAGAAGCTCTTCGGATATGTATGCTTTGAGTATCTTTTGAAGTTCGTCATTCTCTCTTTCGTACTGGTATCCGGTAGCTTCATCAACAAGTGCTATAATACCTACTTTTGCAACCGAACGTATAATTATATCAGCATTCCGAACAATGGCATCATTATCAAAAACACCGGCACGATTTGCGTCTATTATAGCAGAGCAAATATCAACCAAAAGTGTCACCTCATATCCGTTAGCCGTTGATTGTGAGCCGCCTGCGTTATTCCTTTTAAATTTTACAGGTTTAGATAGTCGCTCTGATATGCTGTTATCGCCGGCACAAAGATAACTTGAAACACCTTCCATTTTACAGAAGCTACTCATCCACTGACCGCTCTTGCTGTCATAACCTATTGCCTTTTGTATTCCTCTACCGGAAAATACTCTCATTCCATTGTCAAGTACATAACAAGGTATCTCCAAGTTTCCCAAACGCAAAGGAGTTTTATCAGAACCATACTTTGCTAATAATATCTTATTTTCTTCCATACTCATATTTTAAGTTAGTATTCAAATTTTCTGCAAATATAGATATTTGGTTCCATTTGTTCTTTAATTCATTGAATAATTGTATCTTTGCGTATAAACCAGTTTGATATGGAAGAATATGACAAAGAATTAGTCAGGTTGATTGCGCAGCAAGAAATCATAAAGCGTGAAATCTCACAAATGAAAAAAACATCATTTTGGGACTTCATACCGGCGATATGGGGTGGCATAATCACAGGCGTAATCATATTCATACTAATAAAGCTAAAATAAACACATAGCGAAAAAGTAAATTTGGGTAAAACGTAGCGAATTAGC